CTGTTTTTTATCGACCGTCTGAACCTCTATACAAAATCCAGTTACACTCTGCCTGTCAAATTCAATGATGAAGAAACCTTGCTGGTCAAGGAAGTAGAATTATGCGAAACATGGGAAGATGTTGAACGGGTTACTACAAAAATCTTTGGTTACTCAAAAGATGAGCAGAACAAGGCTAATGAAGAAGCCGCTAAGAAATTAGAAAAGCAAGCGGCTGAAGAAGCCGATGAAGAAAAATCTGAATCACAATCAAGTGAAGATGATTTTGATTCTGAAGAAATGGAAGATGACTTCGGCGGTTCCGATGAAGGTGATTCTGACTACGGTGATGAAGATGGTGAAGATAAATCAGAAGCCGAAACTTCTGGTGAAGGTGATTATGAATTTGATGAATCTGGTGAAGAAAATGATTTTGAATCTGAAGAGTCCGATGTCGGTTCAGCCATCAATCGTTATAAAGAATCTGCCGAATCGTATAAGCAACCAGTTTGCAAAACCGATGAAGAGTTTCGCCGTAATGAATCTTCTCTGTTAGATGAAAAATCTAAACAATATGTGTATGCAAATGTTCCAACTGTAAACTTGGATAAGATTGTTACACCTGCCAAGCGAGTCAATGAACAAATTTTGAATCACTATTCAGAAAACTATCCTAGTCTGAGTGGTCAAAAATTGTTGAATGAATTCCGTTCTAAAAATGACCGCTACATTGGTTTATTAGCCAAAGAATTTGAAATGCGTAAAGCCGCAAAATCATATTCTAAATCTAAATTGTCGAACACTGGTGATATTGATATTAGCAAAATCTACAATTACAAAATCGATGACCAAATCTTCCGCAAGGTTATGCGAGTGCCAAAAGGCAAGTCTCATGGTCTAGTGATGTTGCTCGACAAGTCTGGTTCCATGAATGATAACATGGCTGGTACTATTGAACAATTGTTGATTCTAGTTTCCTTCTGCCGCAAAGTGAACATTCCTTTTGTTGCATATGGCTTTGGTGATGAGGTTGGTGTTCGTAACATGGATTTTCCAAATGATAAAATAAATGTTTGGGATACTCGTAATTTCAAACAATTTTCTGAGAATAATGGTGACTTGCATTTTAACAAAGTGTTCCTGCGTGAGATGATTAATTCTCGCATGAGTACCACTGAGTTTAACAAAGCAATGATGGCTCTGGTATTATTGATGAAGTCATATTCAAAGTCCAATGGTTATTATTCAAGATATCGTACTCCTGATAGTGAATCGTTATCGAATACTCCTTTGAATGCCGCTTTGGTTGCATTGAAACCAGTTGTTGAGAATTTCAACAAAGTGAACAATATTGAAATTTCAAACATTGTTATTTTGCATGATGGTGATTCTGATTCATGCAACCATGTTCACGATGGTTCTCATTTGAAAAACTTCAGGTCAAATGACAATGTTATTTTGCGTGAGCCAAAAAGCAAAATGCAGATTAAAGTTGACAATCGTGATTATCGTGGCATGACTGCTAGCCTTATGCAAATGTTGCAAGTGACTACCAATTCAAAAATTGTTGGTTTCTACATAACATCAGCAAAAACTAGCGGCATTAAAAATGCAGTGTACAGATATTATGCCAATGAAAAAGGTGAGACCTTGTTTAAAGATGGTTTTGTTCCAGAACATGAATATCAACAAAGGCAAGAGAAGGCTGGTGAATTGGGTAAACTAATGCGTAAGCAAAAGTTTATTGAATCATATACAAAAGGCTACAACCGTTTCTATTTGATTCCTGGTGGTTCTGAATTGGCTGTTGAAGATAATTCTATTGAAGTTGAAGGCAAGATTACTTCCAATAAACTTGCTACCGCTTTTATGAAATTCTCTAAAAATAAACAAGTGAGCCGTGTTCTAGTCTCAAAATTTATCGACCAAGTTGCAGTGTTGTAAAAATACAACAAAAAAAGACTTGACAAAAGGTAGGTTTTGAGGTATACTGTAGTTTGATTAGTTGATGTTTAAAGGTTTTTATTATGTCTAGAAGTGATAACCGTGATAAGTTTTTGAGTTTGATTGCCGCTACTGGTCAGACCAGTATCACAATTAAAGAAATTCAAACCATTTGTGATGCCAACGGAATGAAAATTCCGCAATGGTTTACAAAAGAAGAAGAGAACCGCCTTGGTCGTGGTTTGTATAAAGTTCCTAATTCGATTGTGGCTCCAGCATCCACTGCCAAAGTGAATCTGACTGCACAGGTTTTGAAGATGCCTGTACAATCGCCTGCACCTACTACAATGCAAAAAATTACAAACCTTGTGACTGACATGGAACAGATGAATCTGGTTCCTGCTCAGTATCCCAACTATGTGCCTTTTGGTAATTATGAAGATTTGAATCGTATCATCGGTTCGAGTAAATTCTATCCAGTGTTTATCACCGGTCAATCTGGTAACGGCAAGACCATGTCCGTTGAACAAGTGTGTGCTAAACTGAAACGCAAATTCGTTTGTATTTCAATGACACCTGAAACCGATGAAAGTGATTTGCTTGGTAACTACATTCTAATCAATGGTGAAATGGTATGGCGTGATGGTCCCGTTACTGTTGCGGCTCGCCAAGGTGCCGTTTTGTGTATCGATGAAATTGACTACGGTGCTCAGAACCTTTCATGCCTTCAGCGTGTCCTTGAAGGTAAGCCGTTCCTTTTGAAGAAGAAAAATGAAGTGATTATGCCTGCCGCAGGTTTCACTATCATTGCTACTGCAAATACAAAAGGTAAAGGTTCAGATGATGGTCGTTTCATGTACACCAATGTTCTGAATGAAGCCTTCCTTGAACGATTCCCAATTACCTTCGAACAAGGTTGGGCTCCTAACACTGTAGAAAAGAAAATCGTTAAGAAAGAATTGGCGAGTGAAGGTCGTGCCGATGATGCATTTGCTGACAACCTTGTTACATGGGCTGATGCAATTCGCAAAACTTTTGAAGATGGTGGTTGCGATGAAGTTATTTCCACTCGCCGTCTTGTGCATATTGCGAAAGCATACGGCATCTTTGGTGACCGACTCAAAGCAATTCAGTATTGCCTGAATCGTTTCGATGAAGATACGAAAGCATCCTTCCTTGACTTATATACCAAAGTAGATGCAAGCGTGAGCATGGCTAACACCGTGCCTGAAGTGACGGCAACTGCACCTTCATACAAAGGCGATGAAGTTCCTTTCTAAGGTAAACAATACACCTTAACCGAAAAGACCCTTGACCAAAGGGTCTTTTTCTATTATAATATTAGAATCTTGAGAGATATGTCGCCTCTCAGGTTATACTTTGAAAATTGCGACTTACATTAATGAGGTTAATTATGACTAAATCACAAAACGAAAAATTGGTAGAGTTTTTCAGCACAGGCAAATCCCTGACTGAAACCGAGGCGCACCGCCGCTTTGGTGTTGCTAGATTGCCTGCTCGGGTTCAAGAACTCCGTGCAGAAGGTTACAGCATCTATACTAACAAAACCAAAAACGTTACCACATACCGTTTGGGTAAGCCAACTCGTGCTATGATTGCAACTGCATATGCAGTTATGGGCTCTAGTGCTTTTGCCTAATAAAGCCTGAAAATGAAAGAGGTGTCACATACATAAAAGTGACACCTCTTTTTATCATAGGAACATTATGGAAATACAAGTTAAAGTTGAAGATTTGAAAAATCATAAAGTGTTTATTGCAACACCAATGTATGGAGGTATGGCTCATGGGATGTATGTTAAATCCTGTTTAGACTTACAATCTACATTAGGTAAATATGGAATCGAAACTAAGTTTTCTTTTCTATTCAATGAATCACTAATCACTCGTGCAAGAAATTATTTGGTAGATGAATTTCTTCGCTCAGGTTACACACACTTACTTTTTATCGATTCTGATGTACACTACAATCCAGAAGATGTAGTTGCACTGTTAGCATTAGATAAAGATGTTATTGGTGGACCATACCCTAAGAAATCTATCAATTGGGGTAATGTTGCAGAGGCGGCTCGTAAACATCCTAACATGAATCCTCGTGAACTAGAGAAACTTGTTGGCGAATATGTTTTCAATGTCGTGAAAGGTACTTCGCAGTTCCAAGTAACAGAGCCACTTGAAGTGATGGAAATTGGTACTGGCTACATGCTAGTTAAGCGCCATGTGTTCGATAAGATGGCTGTCGAATATCCAAACATCAGATACAAACCAGACCATGTTGGACAATCAAACTTTGATGGTTCAAGATATATCCACGCCTACTTCGATACAGTAATCGATTCGAAAGAGTCAATCACTGGTGGTGGTACAGACCGTTATCTTTCAGAAGATTATATGTTCTGTCAAATGTGGCGTAAGATGGGTGGTGAGATTTGGTTATGTCCATGGATGAAAACTCAGCACATTGGAACATATGCCTTCACTGGTGACATGCCTAAAGTAGCTGAACTTACCGGCAAACTATGATTATTGGGTTAGTTGGTTTCATAGGTTCAGGTAAAGGTACAGTCGGTGACTTATTAGTTGAACAAGGTTTTATAAAAGATTCTTTTGCAAAACCTTTAAAGGATGCTGTCGCCGTCATGTTCGGTTGGCCTCGGGAGTTGCTGGAAGGTGACACCGAGGTCTCTCGTTCTTGGCGTGAGAAACCTGATTCATATTGGAGTGAAAAATTTGGATATGAATTCACACCAAGACTAGCATTGCAACTGATGGGAACTGAGGCTGGTAGAAATGTATTTCACCAAGACCTGTGGGTAATATCTCTTCTTAATCGTGCAAAAAACAAAGATGTTGTAGTGACTGATGTTAGGTTTCAAAACGAAATCAAATACATTCAAGACAATAATGGAGTTGTTGTTCGAGTAAAAAGAGGACCAGAGCCTGTTTGGTATTATCTTGCAGAAGATGCCAATCAAGGTTTCTCATCTGCAATCATGGGTATGGCAGATAAAGGTATTCACAAATCGGAATGGGACTGGATTGGTTCTGAATTCAATTATGTGATTGACAACAATGGCACCATGCAAGACTTAGGCAATGAAGTCAAAAGCATGTTGCAATTTTTTAGATAGTTTGTTATAATGTTATTTTTGAATGGAGTTAAATATGAAATTGTCCACTAACACGATGGATGTATTGAAGAATTATGCGAATATCAATTCGGGTCTTTACTTCAAAAAAGGTAATGTATTGAGAACCGTTTCTTCACAGAAGACAATTCTTGCTGAGGCGACTATTGATGATTCGTTTCCTCAAGACTTTGGTATCTATGAACTGAACACTTTTCTTTCTGTAGTGTCTTTGTCTAAAGAAGTTCCTGAGTTTGAGTTTGAGGACAAGTTAGTTAAGATTGTCAGCAATAAAGGTCGTAGCAAAATCAAGTATCGCTATTGTGAGCCTACTATGATTAAAACACCACCTGAGAAGAACATTGTTCTTCCTACACCAGAAATCACATTAGCATTGTCTGAAGAAGATTTTACATGGGTTAATCGTGTGGCATCTGTTTTGAGTTCCCCTCATATCGCTATTGAGAG